ATCCGCTAACTCTACTCCGCGATGCAGGAATTTTGTGGCTAGGAATACAGCAAGTCGTATATTACATTCAATGAGTTTGGTACGGGCTTCGGTGTTACCAGTTATGCTTAATAGGGATAAAGATGTTTCCTCAGCGTCGCTAAGTCGAGGGTGTTTAGTTGCAAGCTTGATCCACTCCTTCAAAGTATCGTTTAATGTTGTAGTGTTGTTTTGTGGTGCTTCTTGCACGTTATGTTATACCTTCGGTTGTGTTATTACATTAACGATGTGTACTATATGTTGTGTAGTATCACAATATATACTTCGCACGGTTATGTCAATATTTGTTGTTTTTCAAACATTATACGCAAAATAAACCAAAAGACCAAAAAACAAAAATAGAAAAACCGTGCGAAGTATATGTTGTACAAGCGTGATGCTTGACCCCGTGCTGTCCTACTACACATTTACCTTAATCTGCTACGTTTTGACCTGTTTAACCGCTACTGCCTTTGCTGCTACTAACACACTCCGCAATCGGCTTTGCCTGATTGTCGGGTCACACTTACACCGCTTTACACACGGCCCGATAGTCGGGCAGCGTCGGTTATCTTTAATAGTTTAGGTTTGGGGATTAAAGGGAGTATAAAGATTTGGATGATAACACTGCTATTCTTCTAATAGTTTTAGCTATCGGCTTATGGTGGCTTATACAACATTACCTTAACAACAGGCACGCTGAAAAGATGGCTAGTTATCAAGCCAGTCAGCAGGAGTGCGATTGCTTGGGTGGTTGCGATGTTGATAGCACAGGTGATGCAGGCGATGTGGTAGAAAACCACCAACCGCAAAAACGGATAAAATGTTACTCGTATCAATTCGCTGCTAACGAACCCTTTTCAATTCAAGGGTACTACGGTACTGATGGGGATTTTCACCTTGTAGAATTTCATTCGCCCTCACTAGACAACTTTGGCAAAGAGGTAAAGGAATGATGCAAGAGGAAAACGATACACCACTAACAGCAGATGACCTGGAACTGTACACACGCTCACACATTGAAGCGATGGCGGAACGCATAGTCACATTAGAGGCTAATCAGGTTGTACTACACCAAAAGATTGCAGACCTGAACCGTGATGTGTTTCAGCTTAACAAAAACGTCAAAGCCACTGATGCACGGTTAATCATTTTAGAAAAGCTAGTCGGGACACTACAGCAAGATATACAGCCTACAGAAGAAACACAGTTACCACCCTTGCCGAATAACGGGAGACATAGCCGCCATCGCAACGATACTCCGTTTATGCGTGTTGTAACGCTTGACGGTGTGCCAGTAGAGATTAAGTAACAGTATGGCTAATCCTAGACGTAAGGCAAGATGGCGACGTAAGCAGGCACAAGTTAGGAATTATGTATGTCGTTCCCAAGAATTTCCGTTTACTGATTACGATACGTGGCCTAAGCTGAAATGGTGTTCCGGTTGGCTAAGACGTAACCAGCTTCAAGCCATTGATAGTGGTTATGGCTTTGTGAGAAATCACTGGCTTGAAGTAAACCCGCTCGTACTCGCAACGTTTTTGCGTGATCTTGATATTAAAGATGCCAACACGATAGGTAAAGCAGGCTTCTATGCCAATTGATACAGTAGAGAAAATGCAACAGTACATTAAGGCTAGACAACAGGCGTTGCTAAAGCGTCCTAGCCCTAAGCCAAACCTTGAAACTATGTACGTTTTTAAGGAGTGTCTCAAAGCTTATGTTAATAGTACAGAATTTATTGCCCAAAAACGTTTAGAGGCCGATATGTTAGCGGCCACTTTGGGGATGTTTGGTAACTTAGGTTAAGGTAAACCAAAGATGTACATAGACACACTCCTACAACTAGCTACTTGGATTGTGATAACGGTAATGTTTTTTGCTACCGTGATATGGGCAGCCTTTAACTATAAGTTTATTGTTGCTGTGTACCGCCTCAGTGAGCTTGCAAAACATTGTAGATGTGACGATACGACTGAGTGTTGGGAGTGCTACGTTTGTAGTAACGCTAATGCAAGCGGGTTTAACAACATAAATGATCTTTTCCACATAGGGAATAAGTAGGCAAGTATAGAAATGGCAACCCCGCAAATTATCTTAGCCTTAGTTTTAATAGCTTTGTTTGCGTTTGGCTATGTGGGTTTGATTATCTATTTTTTCATTGCAGCGAGAGTACATCGGGTAAAACCTAGTAACGGGATAGACGAAGATGGTAGATGATGACACAGCAAGTAGTGTTAGATACCTAGATGATGGCAAGCCGTTTGTAGTATTTTTGGTTGGAGTAACCACAGACAACCTTAGCCCACTTGAATTTGAGCGATTACGCCAAAAGGTTAAGGCTGAACTTGAGAGTATGACGCAGACCAAAATAACGCACAATCAGGTAATGCAAGTAATGGTAGGCATTGAAGGCGTTAGTAGCGTGCAACGGCGCGACATACAGGCCGATAGTGTTGCTACACAATCAAGTACAAATACTGTTGATAGGGACTGGCGACGTTTAGGGCATAGCCGCTTTCGTTAGGTAAAAGAAAAGGATAAGGGAAAATAATATTATGGCGACAACAGTAAGAAGTGATATATCTGTACGCGATTTAGTAAAAGCAGTGCTTTGTATCATAGCCGCTTTGTTAGTGCAAGCGTTCGTAACAGCAGGGATTGACCCTTACATCAAGGCCGTGCTAGTCGCTGCTTTGTTTGTTTATGGCGTGTGGCACTTGCTCGACTTAGTTTAGGTTAGGCCCAAAAGAACAGATATTTTAGACAATGGCAACACGGAAAAGTAGACAAGAGAATAACAACCCCCCGCCTGATAACCAAGCTTTGTTAGTGGTAACAGACGAAAAACCGCAAGGTAAACGCGGGGCTAAGAACCTACTTACCCCCGAACTGACCGAGCGTATTTGCGGCTATCTTGCGAGAGGCCACCACGCTAGTAACGTGTGCAAACTTGTTTGCATAAACGAAAGCACATATTACAGGTGGAAGGTAGAAAATCAAGCCTTTAAGGAAGCGGTAGAAGCTGCCACGGCTTTAGTTGAGGATACCTCACTAACCGCAATAGAAACGGCTATCCAAAACGGCGATGCAAAACTAGCCCTTGAGTTTTTGTCAAGGCGTTTTCCCGATACTTGGGGCCGCAGTAGGGTAGATGTGGGAATGGTCAAGCCGCCCAAAGCTTTAGAAGATATGACAGATGCCGAGTTGGAACAATACATCGAAACACTTGACCCCGCTACAAAAGGCATATCTTGAAAAGGCCAGACGCGAACACGCTAAACGCACACAAAACAAAGCCACTGAAAAAGTAGCAAGCTATCGTATTGAGTATCACCCCGCACAACTAAAGGTATTGAGTGAGGCCAAACGTTTTAACGTTGTAGTCTGTGGGCGGCGATGGGGGAAATCTACACTCGGTATAGACCTGCTTGTAGAAACAGCTTTGCAAGGCTTTCCTACCGGTTGGTTTGCGCCTAACTACAAATTACTAAAGCCTGTTTGGGATTATGCGGTTAGAGTGCTAGAACCTGTAATGGTACGCAGTAACACCACAGATAGAGTTATTGAGCTACGCGGCGGCGGTATCATCGAGATGTGGTCTATGGCTAACAATAAAAACGTTGGCAGGAGTCGCAAGTATAAGCGCGTAGTCATAGACGAATCGGCAATGGTGGCCGCAATGGGTGACATTTGGCGTGAAGCTATCCGCCCTACTCTAGCCGACTTGGAGGGTGACGCTTGGTTCCTAACCACACCAAAAGGCGATAACTTTTCAAGGGACGTGTATGTATCGGGGCAAGACCCTTTTAACAAGGAGTGGCAAAGCTGGCGTATGCCAACCGCTACTAATCCTTACATCAAATCAGAGGAAATAGAAGCCGCAAAGAATGACCCTGAAAATAGCGAGTTAGCTTTCCGGCAGGAGTGGTTAGCTGAGTTTGTAGATAATGCTGGTGGAACGTTTAGCAAGGTTAGTGCTGCCGCCATACTCAAGTCCTTGACGTTACCTGTACCCGAACATCTATATATGATGGGGGTTGACCTTGCCAAAAAGTATGACTTTTCCGTGTGTTCTATCCTTGATACCACAGATAACACCTTATACAAGCAAGTAAGTTTAGACCGCTTTAACAAGATAGATTGGTACTTTCAGGTAGCCCGTATCTACTCCTTAGCCAAACGTTTTAGGGTAGTGCGAATGGTTGTAGATGCTACAGGCGTAGGGGCTGGTATAGTCGAGCAAATCAAGCGATATTTTGATGAGCAAAGAATTAAAGATGGTCTGTTTGACGATTGGACACCTGAAATAATCGCCTTCGAGTTTAACACTAAAACTAAACCACAAGTTATTGAGGGGCTGGTAATCGCTTTCGAGCGAGACGAAATACAGATACTTGATGATGTGGTACAAGAAGCTGAGTTAAAAGCCTACGAGAAAACAGTATCATCTAAAACTGGACACATCCAGTATAACGCCCCAGTTGGTAAACACGACGATACGGTTATCGGTTTAGCCCTTGCTTTACACGCCGCTTTAGGCTATGAGGGGCAGAATTACCGCATACGTAGCCTAACAGATGATGATGATACGGTAAAGGTAGGAGTAGGAGTAACCAGCATATTTAGTGATGTGCTAGGTACTACGGTGGAATTTGATGGGGAAATATGGAACGATTGATTAAGGGATAGGGAGTAAATAACAATGGATCAACAATGGGAGTTTGAACCGAGTATTTTATGTACCGCCTAGTAGTGGAAAATAGCAACGATAAACCCGACATTAAAACCTTATACGCTACATACCTGCAAAGGTTTGAGCTACTCAAGAATTTAGGCCCGATCAGTTTTAGAGCCAATTTAGGCGAAATAAGCAATTACTGTTTTCACAATGTCAGGGAATTAGAGGATAACTACTTTGGTTTCTTGGGGGCTGATGCTTACTTCCAATTGACTTTAGAGGTAGTGGGAGATGGCCCTGTTTGGGATTTTGACCCTACTACCAATGGTACTAAACCTACCTTTGATTGTTGGTATTATAACGACCTTATAAGTAGCCCAAAAGGATTAGCCGAGCATCTGGCTTGGGTAGCGGAAAAGAAAGCCAAAGGCCCAATTGTAATCAGCCCCGATCCGCTTATAGGTTATTCCAGATGTGATTATAATGATCCGTTTGACAACTACTACCCTGTAGAATTTAAGGTAACACTCCTACCTGTAAAACCGCAACCTCTTAATGATTTTACTTGGTCAAATGAATATGAGAACACAAGATATAGTCCCTCAGACTATTTAGAGTTTACCGAATGGTACGCAGCCCATACCCAAGCCAAAACTAGCTAATTAGCCCGCCAAAGATAAATAATGCCACAACAGCCCACGCCCCGCAACACTACAAATAACAACGGCAATAACGCGCAATCGCTACCGAGTAACTACGAAATTGTTACAAACGGCGGTGGCCTTGCTATACCTAAAAGTTATATGCAGACGCAAGGTATTGTCGAGACAAAAGCGTTAGATGATGCAGGTTGGAATAGCTACGGTGGTGGTGGTATGGGTGGCATACTAGGGCCAGGTGGGGGCAGTCAATTAAGTATCGGTTTATCCCGCTTTCGTTCTTTGGGTGAATTTCTAGGCGCATACACAGCAGATGACACCGTGTACGCTTGCACATCTGTCAGGGCCGAAACAATCTCAAACCTGCCCTGGCGATTGAAACATTTACAAACAGGTACGATAGTTGAGGAAGCCAATAGCAAAACAGATTACGACATTGCACAGACTACACCGCTTTTCCGACGTAACCCGAATGAGTTTTCACGGTTCAAAGCACTTGTAAAGCTGTTGAAGGAACCAAACGAAGTACAGACGTGGCCCGAATTTATTTCAATGTGCAGCCTCTACTTTGACCTTACTGGTAACGCAATCATACTCAAGGATAACCCGAACTACTACGAACAACCTGAGATGTTATGGCCCATCAATCCCGCGTCGGTTACTCTGAATGTTGACCAAAACCAACAGCTTGAGAATTACTATATTCAAACAGGCGCAATGTATATGCAGGTTGATCCGTACTACATCGCCCACGTCAAGGACAATAATCCAGGTAGTATGCTTTGGGGCATCGGTAAAATCCAAGTGTTGGCAGGTGTGTTAGATGCCCAAATGGGTATAGACGAATACCAGCGCGGCTTCTTTGCGAACGGGGCTGTGCTATCAGGTGTGATACAGGCTCCTACCGCAGTTACCCCACAACAGTTTAAGACACTCAAGGCAGAAATCAAAGACCAGTTTCAGGGTGTACGCAACCATTTCAAAGTAGCTTTGCTCGAAAACGGTATGAACTGGCAAAACGTTTCGCTCAGTCAAACCGAAATGGGTATGATCGAGTGGAAAAAGTTTGGCCGCGAACGTGTGTTGCAAGCCTACCGAGTACCGCCCTCCAAGATTGGTAGTCAAGAAGATGCTGCTTACGAAAAACTAGACGCAGCCGATAGATTTTTCTACAAGGAGAGTATAGCCCCCACTTGCAAGAAGTTGGAACGGACTATATCCCGCCACATAGCGGAAAAGTTTGGCTATGCCTTTGAATTTATCATACCTGAGTACGAAGATATTGAGGCAATGATAGACATATCGGTTAAAGTTGACGCTATCGTGTCTATGACCACGTGGGAGAAACGCCAAACCATTAAAAAGATTATGGGTAAAAACGTGGTACTCGAAAGCGATGTTGATGCTCCTACCTTGTCAGCAGGTAGTGGTGGTAATAATCGCCCACAGCCTCAGCAGATAAGTAACCAACCGTCACGATTACCGCAACCGTCTAAGTCTATACCGAGAGAACTAAAGACACGCAAGCGCATCACACAGCCAATAGTCTTAAACATAACAGGAAATTAACAAGCAATGCAGAACACAATTACCACTAAAAAGCTAATACAAATCAAAGGTATCACGGCTGGCCCTGAGACTGTTTACAACGGTCAAACAGGGGTATTTGTCGAGGGTTGGGCTAGTGTCTGCAAACCAGAGGATAGAAAAGGCGATGTGATAGCTAATCCTAGTAGTGTATTTCAACATTCGCTTATCACATATTTTGAGCTTAACCCTATTCTGTTATACGAACACGGTTTACACCCTGAGATAGGTAATATCCCGCTTGGTAATATAACCGCTTACCAGTTTAGTGATTACGGATTAAAGGTAAAGGCGTTTGTACGCAGGCCGCTATCAGGTTGGCAACCTTTACTCCAAGTCTATCTCGACATACAGGCTGGTTATCTTAAAGCCTTTTCTATCGGTGGTTTGTGGGAGTATCGGGGCAATGAGATTGTAGCGGCTGACCTGTGCGAAATAAGCATAGTCGCTACACCCGCACAGCCTTACGCCGTGTTTGACTTGGCTACTAAGTCTTTTAATAGCTTGGCAACAGGCAAAACCACATTGGTTAGAGATGTTAAGACTAGCCCCGCGTCTAAGCTAGACAAAACAGCTATCAAAAATCTAAAGCTTGCGATTGCCCTAAAGTCACAAGATTACTGGATGACTGAGGCTAAACGCCTTTTGTCAGTCAGCGGTAAAGGCGTGGCGCAAAAGCATAAAGGCAACGTGGCAAAACGGCTCGATTACATCACCAACTACATACAAGCGTTAGTCACAATCTCCTAGCTAATTAGCTTAGAGAAAATAAAAGGGGAAAGGAACCAATAGGAATGAACGATAAAGAGTATATGGAACTCTCCGCACACTGTACAAGCTACTTACACGCCGCCTTTGCAGACGTGATTGATCGTTACCAACACGCAAACGCGGGTAAAAGCCCTGCAGCGCCTGTGACGGTGTATGTCGAGCATTTCGGCACAGTAACATTCACCACGCACCCTGTACGTCGCTCTATTGAAAAACAAGAGCAAGCGGCGAACGCTGGCAAGCAAGAACAAACAAGCGAAGTTGCGCAGCCTATTACAGACGCACCAAAGGCCACTGACAAGCCCGTAGAGCCTGAAAAGCCTACAAATGGCACAACGACTCACGCAAGCACAAAATCCCCTGAAAAGGCCCACAAAGCCTAGTACCGTCCTGCCCTTTCCCCACTGGTATTTTATTTCTATTTTACAACCCCTGTTAATAACCCCTGCTTACTGCTTTGCTGTTAAACAAGCAATGTCAGCCACGCAAGTATTACCCCAACCAAACCAACACAAAGGATTAACCACAAATGGCTAACAACCGACACCAACGCCGCGCCCAAGCCGCCCAAAGCAGCAAAACACGTGGCACTACACAAACTGACCTGTTACGTCAACTGCTGACTGGCAAAGCGAGTGCTATGTCAAACGGTATGTACGGAACCGACCCGTCTGCTGACCCTAACGCAGATGAGGATGACGAAGACACCAAGGACGAAAACGCCGAAGGTATGATGGACGTTTCCGATGGCGGCGACGAAGGTAGCGATACCGACGAACAGAACTCAGACGGTACACCCTCCGCAGACCAGATTGACGCAATGCTTGACCAACTGCTCGGTATTGATGACAGCGACGGTATGGGCGATAGCGACGGAACCGAACCGCTAAAAGCTATTGAGCCTACCGACGGCGAGGAATACGCCAATGAGTTTGGTGATGGCCCCGTATTAGATGCGGATGAGGAATACGATACTGAGCAGCCCGAAAACTACGGCAAAACCGAAGTCAAGAACCGCAAACGTGCCGCCCTTGCCAAGAAAACGGCTGTAGCTCGCAAGCTAGTACAGAACCTGAACTCGCAACTCAAGAATAGCGGGTTAGACGCTACTACCAAACGTTTCTTGGTTCGCGCTGCCGCCCGTGAAGCCCTGATGGAGGCATCTGCCAAAGCTTCCAAAGTCGAACAGAAAACCAAACAAGCACAACGCGCTCGACAATTGACCAGCCGCAAAAGTGCTGAATTACAACAGCAATTGGTGGAGGCCATTGTGGAAGAGAAACTAATGGGCTATCGTCCACAAGGCCGTATGGCGCAAATGGGTCTGGTTAGCTTGCCAACCGACACCAAAAGCTTTGGGGGCCGTAGTCAACTGAGCGGCAACTACCGACGCGGTTTGCCTGAATTTAAGGTTGCCGACATTGGGCGTGCTTTGCACAACCCGACATTTGCGGCTAAGTTTGGTAACGAAATCAAAGCTTTGGGCGGTGCCACCCAACCGGGCGGTGGCTATTTAGTACCCCAAGAATGGGCTAAAGAGTTTTTGGAGTTGCTACGGGCTAAGGCTGTTGTACGCAAGTTCGCACGAATTTATCCTATGTCTGAGGCTACATTCCACTTGCCAAACCAAACGGGGGCAACCACAGCCGGGTTTATCGGAGAAAATGCCGATATTTCTGCTACGTTTACCACCGATCAGGTATTTAGCGAGATTGTGTTTACAGCTAAGAACTTAGCCGCGTTTAGCAAAGTTTCTAATCAGCTATTGGCTGATAGCACTTATGATG